GAGGTGCCGGAGTAGATCAGCGTTCCGGCGGCAGCGCCTGTCTACTGGGCCTGCGACGTCGCGCCGGAGCCAGAGTAGACGAGCACGCCTGAGGCTGTCGCGGTCTGCGATGCCTGCGTAGCTGCTGCCGACCCGTCACTCGAGAGAAGGCCTGTCGCGCTTGAGGTCTGGTCGGCTTGCGGGATGTTCGACGTGACGTTCTCGATGTCCCCGACCAGCGGGACCGGTACTGCCTTGCCGCCGACCTGGATGGTCTGAACGCCGAACGGAAGCTGAGTCCTGACTTCGACGTCGATCTCGGGAACGTCGATGTCCTCGAGAGTGTCGATGTCCCAGACCGTCGTGTCCTCACGATAGAGCCAGACGATGTATGGGCCGCTGGTGGTCTTTGTGACGTAGTACTCTACGCCGAAGCCGACCTCGGGCGTGACGACCAGTCCGACGCTCGGAGGGCTGTACGAGCCGGCGTTGTCATACAGCGACTCGCAGAAGTACTCCATCGTGTCGAACTCGGGCTTGAACGTCCAGCCAGCCGTGTCCACGACGTCGTCGACGCGGACGAGACCGAAGTTGGACTCGATGTCATCGAGCTCCGGATCGGGGTCGTCGAGCCATTCGTACCGCGTGATCTTCTGGATGCGAGGTCGCTCTAGGAACTCCAGGACGTTCCGGACGGCGTAGGCATCGGATCCTGCCTCGCTGATCGGATTGTGTCCTGAAGGCCTGTTGACGGCATTCGTGTAACCAGTCTCGGTCACCCACACGTCCGGATCGTCCCAGTAGTCCTCGATCCAGCCGAGACGCTCGTCGATCAGGTAGCCTGGCGCTCGCGCGCCCGAGTATCTGTGGAGCCCAGCAACGTGGAAGTAGTTCTGGATGCCGGTCGCTCCGCCGCCGGTCGGCGTGGCGTTCGCCAGATCGATGTGATCCTGCTCGGCGGTGCCGACGGTAGCATGCAGCGACGGACCGACGACCGTGACGCCTGAGAGCTCCGAGTTCGCCTGGACGTAGTCCCAGATCTGCTTCTGGTAGTCGATCGTCTTCTGCGCCCAGTCGCTTGGACGTCCAGAAGCGTTCGGCTCGTTGATGCCTTCGATGCCGATCACGACGTCGTCGGCATTGTCCCGGAGATGGTTCAGCCGGGTCGTGAGAGTGGCCGCCGACATCGAGAAGTCGTCGGGCACGACGAGAGCGAGCCACTTGATGCCGAGCGCTCGAGCCCTTGCCGTCGCGATGGGCGTGTTCGATAGGTTGTGCGCGTACAGGGAGCGGAAGTAGTACCCGCTCATGTCCGCCAGCATGTCGATCCAGCCGCCGGTGCTGACGAACTTGTACGACGACGTCTGGAAGTTGACGTGAGCCGCGACGCCGTATCGGCGACGCAGATCTTCGCCCCAGTGAACCGTGACCTGCGGCAAGGTGTGAGTGGCCGACGCGGTCGACGTCTGCGATGCTTGGGTTCGCGCCGAGGTAGCCGAGTAGCCTAGCGTGCCGCTGGCAGTAGAAGTTTGATTGGCTTGGGTGTCGGCCGCGCTGGCTGCGAAGGTGACGACGACGCCGGAAGCAGTGCTGGTCTGGCTTGCTTGCGTGACGGCGCCGCTGCTGGCGCCCTCGATGTGCTGCTCGGTAATGAGACCCGACGGGTGCGCGGTCTGGAGACGACCAGGAGGCGCAGCGCCTGCCGAGACCTTCTGATACGCGAGCAGCGGATCGCTGCTAGCTTCGTCGATGAACTCTCCGGCGCCCCAGACGACGGCGTCGATGCGACGCTCGTCGAGATCGGTGAGCCAGGCGTCGCCGAGAGCGTCCCAGAGATTCTGGTCACCCGGGTCACCCGTGTTGTCAGCGTCCTTCGGCCAGCCGAACTCGCCGACCACGCCCGTCGCGTTGTACGTCTGAAGCCAGTTGACCCAGTCGGAGACGTCGTCGAAGATGCGCGTGTAGTTCGCGTCCGGGTTCGAGCCTGCCGTGTATCCTCGGTCGGTCTCCGAGTAGTCCAGGGCGGACGCGTACGTCGTGTAGCCACCGTCGTTCAGGTTCGACCAGTAGTGGTGAGCCTCGTACTTGAAGTTGCCGGTCGGGTCGGTGATCCAAGCCGCGCCGTTGATGGCGGGCCAGTCGTACATGTCGGACCACTGGAAGCCGCCGACCCAGATCATCACGTCCGAGTCGACGGCACGAATGGCGTCTACCGCGGCCTGCGAAGCGCTCTTCCAGATCGACGCGGTCAAGCCGTTGCTGTCGCTGGCCTGAGGCTCGTTCATCAGTCCGAAGCCGTAGAGAGCCGAGTGCCCGGCGAACGCCGTCGCCATGCGGCCCCACAGGTCGGCGAACGCCCCGTTGTCGACCTCCGAGTCGACGCCGAGAACCTTGCGGTCGCCGTTCGAGCCGTAGTAGTATAAGCCGTAGTTGTGGATGTCGAGAACGACCTTGACGCCGTTGTTCGCTGCTTCGTCGAGAACGTCCGTAATCGAGGTGACCGCGAAGGAGCTGAGCGCCGCCTCCAGCGTTGGCTGGACGCGCTCCCACCGAAGCGGCAGCCGGATCAGGCGGATGCCGCGCTTGGCGACGTACGCCATCGACGAGAAGTCGGTGTAGGTGTAGTCGTCCTGCGAGTCGTAGTGGTAGTCATCGTCGTGAACGCCCGGGTTCGTACCCGAGAATCGCGTGATCCCGTCGTTGTTCAGCTCGGACTGCGCGGTGTGGTCCTCGTTGGCAAACTCGGCGCCCATCAAGCTCAGGCCGCGCATGGGCCAGCGCGTGTATCCGACGGTCTTGGTCGTCTGTGCCGCCTGAGTCACTGCCGCGGTGCCGGTCACACCAGCGACAGTGAAGGTTCCTGACGCAGTAGACGTCTGTGCCGCTTGAGTAACGGACGCCGTGGCAGAGTACGCGAGGATGCCGCTGGCCGACGACGTCTGGGAAGCCTGCGATGCAGTCACAGTGCCGGCGTTAGCAACGACCGTGCCGCTTGCCGTGCTCGTCTGGTTCGCCTGGGTCTGCGCGGACGCGCCGGTCCATGGGTCAGTCGAGAGGACCTCGCCGAACGGCAGGACAGTGGTACTGACGGTCTGGCAGTAGTCAACGATCGTGCGGAAGGTGGACTGATTGACTTCGTTGCCCGTCGCGCCGGACGCGACGATGTCGTGGAACAGCAGAACGAGCCAGTCCTGATCCGCGACTGCCTTGTCAATCAATGCCGTGATCGTCCCCGACGAGTCCGCTGCCGACACGGCTCGCGTGTACACGCGCATCCGGTTGCCCGGCGGAACCGTGTCGAGCTGAACGCCCTTCGTCGTCCGCGCTCTCGTCACGAAGGCTTTGAGGTCATCATCCGCCTGCTGGTCGTACAGACCTTGGGGCCACGCGAACACCGTCGGGTTCGCGATCCCGTTTCGCATCAGGAAGTGCCGGTTGGCGCTGATGTTCGCCTGGATCTGCGCGGTCGTAAGTGACGAGAAACCGCCGCCGGTGTTGTGATCCGCAGCCGTCGCGCTGTGTAGTCCGACTTCCCAGCTGTACGTGCTCTGAAGTCCCGCCATCTGGGACGTGGACATGTACGCGCCGGTGCCGATGACGTCGTTGATGATGAACGACGTCCCTCGGAAGCTCTTGCCTTGAAGGTACGATGCAGCTTCGGTGTAGTGCGACGCGAAGCCGTCGTCGAACGTGAGCGAGACTACGCCGTTCGGATAGCGCGTGGTCGTGTCCGGAATCGCGGAGATGCCGCCCCACCAGACGGTCAGCGCTCCGCCGCTGTTGTCGAAGACCTGGAAGTTGACGTCCGTGAGAGCGGCGCGGTTCGGGGTGCCGACGACCGTAGCTGCCGACCACGGGAACGTGATCGACATCCACTCGTTGCTGAAGTACTGTGGCACCGTACCGTCGTTCGGCTCCAGTGACCACTGATACGCGGAGCCGAGTCCGCCCCCGGAGCCGAGCCAGAGCGTGCCGTCCAGGAAGCGCGCGTTGTTGTCAACCTTGATCCAGATTCGCGGCTCGCGGTTGGTGAAGTTCATCGACGGGCCGTTCAGCACCCGGACGTAGTTGTTCGCGCTGGTGCCGTCCGTCACCATCTTGATCGACTGCGTCGCGCCTGCTAGATCGGAAGGGACGTCCGTCGTGTCGTTCGTGATAGTAGCGCCAGCGCCGTTACTGTTCGCCGTATACGGATGCCCGGCGGTACCTCCCCAGATGATGACTTCCTGCGGGAATCTATTGAGCCAGATGCCGATGCCGGCGTTCGAGTCCTGGGTGACAGCAACGGATCCTGAGATACCGGACGTGTTCGTGCCCGAGGCGGTGGACGTCTGAGCAGCCTGGCTTGCCGTGGATGTTGCGGAGTAGACCAGAACGCCTGACGCGGTAGAAGTTTGAGCTGCTTGCGTTGCTGTCGACGAAGCATTGGTAACTTCGAGACGATCGTAGTAGACGTTAGAGTCATCGTCCAAGTGCGGACCGAGATCGTACGTGTAGCCGAGATACGACTTACCCCCAGCACTGACGACCGCCGACGACACCCATTCGATGTCCTCGGTCGGGGCGTTCGTGTTGAACAGCGTCTTCGCCGACGTCCACGTACCGCCGTAAGCGCGGCACGAATGCAGCACATCGAAGGTCGTAGCGTCCGCCCAGATCACGTGAAGGACCGAGTCGTGAACGGCCATCGTGATAAGTGCTTGCAGCGACGTCGAGTCACTGACGTCGGCTGCCGGCGGGTTCGTGTTCACGAGCTGCTCGGAACCCGGGGTGCCGTTGACGATGTCGACGACCTTGATATCCTCGTTGACGTCGACGAAGCAGACCGAGACGACAGTGGCGCCGCCCGGCGAGGTGTAAGCCACCGGCCACGCAATCGGGACACTGTACCCAGCCGCGTCCGCGGTGCCACTGCTGTCCACTCGTGTCGACGAGCTGTCCAGCGTACCGCCGCTCGTCAGCTTCTTGTAGTGAACCTGGCTCGACTTCTTGTAGACGACGAAGGTGTCGGACTCGTTGGGCAGCAGCACTGCAGCCGGGTAGTTGCCAGCTGAGTCGACGTCCGTAACGGAACCAAGCGTGCTGGAGTTAGTCCGGCTGCGGAACTGCGGCTTGGGGGTCGTCTCGCCCCAGAACAGCCACTCGTAGGCCTGATCCTGCGGCGACGTGTGCGACGTGTACTGCGGCGTGGCTGTGGTAGACGTGACGTACAGCTCGCGAACGTTGGACGTCCAGGTATCCGGGTTCGATGCTGCGTCGGACGTGCGGAACTTGGAGTAAGCGACGTTGCTGCTGCGCTGCCACGTGAAGGTGATCGTCTTGTCGACCCGGTCCCAGGTCATGTGGCCGGACTCGAGGTCGCAGACGACGCCCGCGCTGGTGCCGGGCCGGTTCGCGGCGTCCTGCTCGGTCCATACCATGCCACCGTCGGTGGACTTCATCATCTTCGGCTGGTTGTTCTCGGCCAGCAGCGACTCGGTGATCCGGTAGAGGTTGCCGTTGGAGTCCTGAATGACTCCCATGCGGCACTGAGTCTCCGGCTCGATGCCGTCGATCAAGCCCGGGAAGTTTCCGAACAGCCCCGACGCCGTGGATGTCTGTGCGGCCTGCGTGGCGGCAGCAGTGGCGATGAACGGCGCGGCGCCGACGGCACTGGACGTCTGGTTTGCCTGCGAAGCTGTTGATGTGGCCGAGTAGACGAGTACGCCGCTGGCGGTAGACGTTTGATTCGCCTGAGTGACAGCAGCTGACCCCGAGTTACCTGGAGCCGCAGACGTTCCAGACGCTGTCGACGTCTGCGCGTCTTGAGTCGGACTGCCAGCCGACGACACGGCGTCCGGCACCGGTCCGATCCAAGTTCCGAGACTGTACGCGAAGTCGTCGTAGTCGTCGTCAGCGTTGACTTCGACCGCGTTCGGTGTACCGTACTGGATGATGCCTGGACTGGCAGCCGCAGTAGTCTCGGTCAGCTCTTCGTCGGGTACCGTGCCTTCAACGTTCTTCCCGTAGAAGACTCGAAGTGTTTGACTCAAGCCAGGTGAGTCGATCATCCACTCGACGCGGGCCCGACGACCGATGACCATGCCGGTCGTCATGGTGCCCGTGTTCGTAGATCCACTGCGTAGCTCAATCTGCCCAGTAGACGTTCGACGCAAACCACAGATGTTCGTTGCGCCAGCTGACACGCGAACGCGAGCGAACGTCGCTGTCGTTGAAACGGTATTGAATCGAAGATAGAAGCGGTGCCAGACAGTAGCTTGAGTATGCGTCTTCGCGGCGTTGATCTGTGAGCCGGTAGCATCAGTTCGGATCGCTAGACCGAGGCTTCCGTGCGCCATGGAACCGGTTGTGAACTTTGCAGTGCCGTTGGCGGGCGCGCTGTTCGAGAACGACGTGAATGTCGTGTTGCCGGTGGAAATGTCAGTCGTGTCGCTACCGCTCTCGAGCGGCTCGAACCAGCGCTCGACGAACCTCGACCAAGGCGTCCGTACGCGTCGTCGGTTAGTGACGATGCGTGGTCGACGACCCCGGCGAGGGTAGGCCACTGATCAGCCTTGCTCGCGAACGTAGATCGTTCCAGACCAGGTGATCGAGTCAGCCGGCGCAGCGCCGAGCCGAACCACGAGGGTGGTGTCGGCCTGGGAGCACTCCCACTCGCATCCCTCCGGCAGCCATAGCTTCTCGCCCGTGAACACGTTCAGCGTGTCGGCGTGGAGAGTGTGCGTGGTACCGGTAGTGGCTCCGGTGGTGTTCATCGTTTCGGCGGTGAACCCGGACGCGGAGTCCGATCGGTTCAGCGGCCGTGGTGTGGTAGCCGTGCCGCCGGAGCCGGACGACGTGAAGCCTCGAACGACGGTGTACGCGAGCATTTCGGCCTGTGACGTCGTCTGCTCGGGGAACTCGGTCGACTGACCGAGGAACAACCCGATGACCTCGATCGGCTTGTCGTCGGCGGGGGTGAGCTCGAAGAAGTCCACTGCTGCTGTTGCTGCGACGGCAGTGAACGCCACCGTGTAGATTCTGTTCTGTGCCATCGTTGTCCTATCGCATAGTCAGGCCGCGACTTGGGTAGCGGCGGTAGTTTCCAGCCTTGCCGGTAGCAGCAGCCAGAGCAACGATCTCGGCTCCGATGATGCCGGATCGCGCGCTGGCGTGGGTAGCAGATACTGCTGTGTCCGTAGCAGCGATGTACTGCGTCTCTAAGAACGTCGAACCAGCTCCGACGTCTGAGAGCTCGGTCCAGCTCGCCCTCTGCGTGATTCCGGCGCCAGCTTGCGATGCGCACGCCGCGAAGCCGCCGTTGCCCGAGTTGATGGTGATGTTCGCCGTCGCTGACGTACCCGAGCCATCGTCGTCCTGCTTCGTCGTGTTGCCGATCGCGCCGGATCCGTTGGTGCCGGACGTCTCGACGCTGGCGTCGGACATGTCGACTGACCACGAGAGAGCGTTCAGCAGACCGTCGCTCGTAAGACCAGAGAACGCGATCGAGATCGTTCCGGAGGATGGGCTTGCGCTCATGCCACGGAACACGTAGACGTTCGCTCGGTCGGCTCCAGACGAGTCGACGATAGCGTTGCCATTAGTTGCGTGGATCACGTCGTAGGTGATGCCGTTGCCGGTGACGGCTGGAAGAGGCGGCTGGACGGCGACGTTGTCAAACGCGGTGACTGATACCAGGATCAATCGGTTGGCGGTCGGCGACACCGATGCCGTCGTGTAGGTCGACCTGTCGGTCACGTCGTTTCCAGACGTGAGGTTCGTGAAGGTAGGTGCTGCCATCTAGACCTCCAGTGTGAACCTCCACCGCGATGCGAGTCTGCTGCGCTCGCTTACGCGTTGCCGGCAGTGATGGTGAAGGACGTGACCGAGACGGTGCCACCGGACGTGATCGAGGTCGAGTTGAAGTTGAGGTCCGAGCCCGAGGTGCCGACGTCGCCGTCGATCACTGCCGTGGTGCCGTTGGACTGCCAGATCCGGAAGTGGGTGGCGGTGCCGGTCGCGTCCGCGGACGAGTCGCTGGTAATCGAGTTGAGCGTCAGGACGGCTGACGACGCGGCTGGGGCGAACGTCGCGTTGAGCGTCAGCTCGGCGAGCAGCGTGCCGGTGATGGACGCCGCGACGTTCGCGGGGCGGGTACCGCTGTAGATGCGCAGCTTGCCCGAGGCGCCGACGGCAGTCGTGATCGCGTCGAGCTGCGCGTTCCGCAGGGTGGTCGAGTAGCTGAGAGCCATCAGTGATTCTCCTTAGGTGGCGGACTTGACGAGCAGGTGAAGCGGCATCATGCGGTCGGTGTCGTCTGAAGTCCGGTTGGCCCATAGCTGAGCCTCGTACAGTCCTGGTGTGATCGCGTCCCACTCGCCGTCCGCGAGGTTCACGACGACGTTCGGGTCGCCGTCGTAGCCGACGATCCCGGTGGTCTTGGTTACCTGCGGGTCCGCGAAGATCCGCAGCTCGAAGGTGTAGCCAGACGAGAAGTCGATGATCTGCCCGTTCCCGTCCCGCCAGGTGAAGGTGTACGCAGGAAGCTCAACTCCCGTCGTGTACTCGAGCATCTGCCCGAGGGATACCGCCGACAGTCTGCGCGCCGGCGGGTTCTTGTCGGTGAAGAAGCGGGCTCGTGCCTTCGCGTTTCCCGTGTTGAACACCGAAAGCGCGAGGTCCACCTCCGGGATCCCGGTCTTTCCCTTCTCGAGGTAGTCCTGCGGGTCCAGAATCGTCATGCTGATGCCCTGGCGCGACACGCTAGTGACACGCTTCGGAAGCCGGCACTCCTCGCCGGTCAGCGCCTTCGTGAGTTCTCCGGCGAACACGTCGATGGCATAGCGCACCTGCTCCGGCGGCTGGGTGCCGTAGACGTACTCGACGGTGACCTCGTTGTCAGGCGCGCACACGCCGGCGTTGTACGGGTAGTAGGGACCGTAGTCGGTCCAGATCCCGCCGTAATTGCTGCCGTTCCGGACCCGGCCGTTGACCAGGTACGTCCCGGGGATCCACTGCTGCACGAACTCGCGAGTGAACCGGAGGCGGAAGCCTCCGTAGAGCTGGTAGGTCGACGCAGCAAGCGTGGAGCCATCCGGACCCTTCACGGAGACAACGTCCTTGACCGGGCGACCGGTGAGGACCACGTCCCTCGCGAGGGGATAGACGTCCACGGCATGCATCCAGGGATAGACCCACCGGCGACCGAGCAGTTCGTACATGACACGGGAAGCGATGCCATGGACGTCGTACTCGATCGCCGGTGTGCTCATGGTTGGTCGGCGCCCGCTTAGGCGTCAGCCTCCACTTCCTGGTAGCCGCTGCCGCTCGGAATCGACGACGTACGCGCGTACTGATACGGGCTGCCGGTGGTGAAGGTCCAGTCGTTGACTGGCCCGTCGCCCCAGCTGTCGTTGCCGACCCCGTAGCCCTCGAACACGTTGGCCATGAGCCCGTTCTCGAGCGTGCGGTCGCCGGACAGCCGCATCTGGGCGTACGGGAAGACCCATCGCCAGTACGGGTTGGTCGAGGCAGGCTTGCCCGCCACGATCGCGCGGCTCCAGATCTCCAGCGACACGCCGTTCGGCGTCGGGTCGGTACCGAGCTCCGGGGCCGCCCATCCGACCGAGCTGATCGGACCGGTGACAGTTCCGGATGCTGCCGTGGAGGTGACGTTCGTCGCCGTCTTGGCGTACGACACCGTGGTGCCGGTGACCGCCGTGAGCGTGAAGCTGCCGTTGAACGTGGAATCCACGCCCGTCACCGTGACCAGGTTGCCGACCACCAGCGCGTGCGTGCCGATCGTCAAGGTCGCCACGTTCGACGTGAGAGCCTTGTTGGTCACTGTGTACGGCGTACCGCCGCCCTGCAGCAGCGTTCCGCCGTGGAGAATCTCGTAGACCTCCGGGTCGGGCGCGCAGAGGGCCAGCTCGAACGTGACTCGCTTGAGCACGTCCGGCATCTTGAAGTACACGCAGATGTTGCCGTCTGCGCCCTTCTCTTCGATCTCCTCACCCTCGGTGTACTCCGGCGTGAACGCCAGGGACATGAATCCGGTGGTGAGGTATGAGTTGGTCAGTCCGACCAGCGGCTCCCCGCTGGCATCGAGCTTGGTCACCCGAAGCGCGACGCCGTTGACGCTGGCCGCGTAGTCAGTAGCCATTAGGCATCTCCTGTCGTCATGTCGTTGCCGCCCTGGTGGCCAGGCAAGGGTCGAACTCGACCACGGCAAGCCGGGTGGCCTCGTAGTAGCGACGGTTGGTCGACTCCTGGTGCGTGATCAGCGACTGAATGTCGCTGATGCGCACCAGAACCGGACCAGTCACCGCGACGGCATCCGCCGGGTAGGCCGGGCTGACGACGATGTCCTCGATGTCGAGGTTCGCCAGACCAGCGCCCAGATGGATGGCTGATTGGACCCCAAGGTGAAGGATCGGTTCGGTGAGCTCGGGGTTGTTGTCCGACGACTCGATGAGCACCTTGCCGACCGTCTCTGCCGTGTCGGTTCCCGCCGTCACGACGTTGACGTCCGTGCTTTCCAGCCACATCTCGCCGTCCCACGGGTTGACCGAGTTGATCGCGTTGTCCCCGTTGTAGAAGACGTCTGCCACCATGTTCTCGGTCGCCGAATCGGTCGCGTCCACGAGCGATGACCAAGCATCGTCAGGCGCGCATCGCGCGCCGAACCTCTGCTGGGACACCAGCGCGAACGGTACGACCTTGTATCCCGTGAGCGAATCGTCTGCATCGGGCGGAGGTCCTGGCGTGCAGATGTCCACGATATCGAACTCGCGGCCGCAAGCCAGGGCATCCACTTCGTACCCGTGCATCCAGCTGCCGTCGCCCGTCAGCAGGGTTGCTACGTCGAGCAGTCCCGCCATCGTGCCTCCTTGGTCTTTGGCAGGAGGCTGGCTGACTAGCAGAACTAGCCAGCCAGCCAACCTCAGTCGGCCAAGGGGAACTAGCCGGCGGCCAGCGTGTCAGCGACGTCCTTCGTTGCCGAAGTGGCGCCCTGAGTCTGGGTGGTCGTCGTGACCTGCAGCGACTCGACTCCGACCTTCGCGAGACCCTCGAAGGTCTCCGTGAAGGTGATGTAGTCGTTGGTACCGACGAGACCGGAGTCCCGGACGATCCCGAGATCCAGCGTGCCGCCGTCGAGGAAGAGGAACGTGCCCTCGGCGAACAGGTACCACTTGAACGTCGCCGGGAACTGGTTCATCGCGCCAGCGGACTGTGCCGCCATCGCGTCGTCCATGTGCCACGTGACGTTCACGTTGCGGGCGTTGAGGTAGCTGGTGATCGTGGCGTCCGCCACGGCCAGCTTGTCGTCGCCCGGGATCTGCATCGCGAGGTCCTCGCGCGCCGCGTCCAGCACCCACTCGGGAGCGATGACGCGCATCGGAGTGGTCCGCGCCATGCGGTGCCGGTTCCGGTACGCGCTGGCTGCTCGCGAGATCTGGTGGAAGAAGTCGCGCGCGGTGCCGAGCGCCGGAAGCGACGCCGTGACTGCCAGCGAAGCAGCGCCGATCTTGGCGAGCAGCTGCTGCTCACTGATCCGCGCGTGCATGATCAGCGCGAGCTGGTTGTGGCGAGTGACGAGCTCGGGGAACGCCCGAGCCATCAGGTTGCCGAACTTGAGCTGCAGCGTGATGGCGTCTGCCGTCGCGGTGAGCTCGTCGGCGCAGTCCGCCACCAGCATCGGCTTGGTCAGCTGCGACGAACCGTCCGCAGCGGCCGAGGTGACGTTCGCGTGCGTCTTGGCGTACGTGAACGTGGTCGACGTCGGAACCGACGCGATGGTGTACGTGCCGTCGAACGCGGCGTCGTTGATGTTGATCGTCACGGTCTGGCCGACCGAGTAGCCGTGCGCTGACGCGGTGGTCAGGGTCGCGACGTTCGAGGTCAGTGCCTTGTTCGAGACGACCTGCACGGCGCTGGCAGCAGCGTCGCCCGCTGCCGTCCAGACTCCGACGGCCGCTCCGTAGTCCGCCAGGACCGGCGGGGTGACGTAGCGGATGCCGCCTCGGGCGGTACCGAACGCCGGCAGCGATGCCTTGACGGGACGGGTGGTGTCGCCGAGACCGAAGATGTCGTAGCGCACCTGGAGGGGAGCGCAGTATCCGCCCGCCGCCACGATTGCCTCTTCGCCGGTCACGGCCTCGATCTTGCGGGCGTTCCCGTCGAGGTCGCCGCTGTGCAGCATGCGCTCCTCGGGGATGTCTGCCCGGACGGACGCGACGAGGTGCTGCTCGCCGTCGCCGCCGTACGCGCGGCGGATGGTCTCGAGCCGCTTGAGCAGCGCCTCGCTGACCTCGGTCGCGTTGTTGAACTCGGCACCCGCGGTGACGCCGGGGATGTCGGCGCCGGCGTACACCCGAGTGGGTGCGCTGGCGACGACCGGCTGACGGTCCTCGGGCGGGGTGAAGTCTGCGGAAGCGGCCATCGCGTTGCTCTCCTCAGTGTCGGTGGCCTCGGTCGGCTTGTCGTCGGTGGCTGGAGCGATCTCCTTGACCTCCGCGACGGGCGCCTCGTCCTCCGCCTTGACCTCAGTCTTCTCGGTCTCGGCCTCGGCTTCGGGCTTCTCCTCCTCGCTCTCCTCCGCCTTCGCGGGCTCGGGCTTCTCGGAAGTCTCCTCGGGCTCGGACTTCTCGTCGGCCTTCGGCTGCTCGGGCTCCTCGGCAGGCTTCTCGTCACTGTCCTTCTTGGAGGAGAGCTCCTCGCGAGCGGTTACGACCTTCTCCAGACCGTCGATTGCGGCCTGCATAGCGTCGAAGTCGTCTGCGGAGTCAGCCTCGTCGTAGACAGCGTCGAGTTCCTTCTCGAGTGCGTCGAGCTCCTTGGCGCTCAGGTCGGCGATGCCGGCGAGGCGCTCATCGATGGTGCTGGACACGGTACCTCCAGGTACTCGGACGTAAGAAAGTCACGTCTAGTAGCGTCTGGAAGGTACGAAACCGCGCTCAGAAGGCGGTTCGGTCGCTCACGCTGATGCCAATCGTAATCAGCGACTGCGCAGGCTGGCAACCTGCGCCGTCATCCGAGCGCGTCGTGCCGAGGCCACCCGGGCCTCCAGCTCGGTGCGCCGACGCTCGTCGGCACGCCACTGATAGCGCTCGAAGATGGAGCCTGGATCGTCGACCTGCGCCGTGATGACCTCGTCGACCTCGTCGTCGTCGAGGAGCTCGGCAGCCGCTTCGTCGACCTCGAGCACCTCGGCCGAGGCGGTCATGCCGCCCTGGACCTCACGCTCGAGAGCGTCGATCCGCTGGGCCATCTCCTGAACGTAGCCCAGGACGTGCTGCTCCTGGCGCAGCTCGAACAGGGGCGCGGCGCCTGCTGCGACGAGGGAGAGGATCTCGCCGCCGGCAACCATCGAGCGGGCGACCGGGAAGCCGGGAACGTTGACCTGGCAGACGGCGACCAGCTCGAGGTTGCCGTTGATCGGCCGCCAGTCGCCGGACGGCGCGCTGGCCCGAACGGCGCGGATCTGCTCCTCGGTCACGCCGGGGCGGAGAGCTCCTGCCACCCACGGACCGTGGTTGTCCTCGCCGATCGCCACGTCGGCGATCGCGCTGGCGGTGTCGTCGTAGTGCTTGACGGTCTGCTCGCTGGAGGCGCTGAGCGGGGCGTGCCCGCCGGTGTAGGTCAGCTGACCGACCGGAACGTCGGAGCCATCGGCGGTCTCGACGACGCCGGTGCGGAAGAACGCGTAGCCGGTCTTGGAGCGCGGCGGCTTGCGGCTGCCGGGAAGACCGATGTGATCGACGTCCCACGACGCGATGTGACCGAACACCTGACCGTCGGCGGTGATCGTCAGAGGCGTGAGGGTGTCGAGGCGCGGGTCGTCGAACCACTGCTTCGGCGGGCGGACCGGAGCCGCTCCTGCCGTGAGGGCTGCCTCGATCTCGGCAGCATCGTCGACGATTTCGGTGTACAGACCGTCGTGGAACTCCATGATCTCTCCTTCGGGACGCGCCGCGCTTGCGGAGCGAGCTTTCATCGCTTCCCACTGGGAAGCTGCGGCGCAGTATTCGGCCCTGCTAGCCGGGTTCATGCTTTGCTTTCCCGGCCAGTTCAGGTCGCCGGTAGCACAGCCCTTCTTCACAGCGTTGACGGCGATCGCTATGGAGTGACCGACGTCCTTTCCCTGACCATGGAGGTGCTCGGCGATCCGCCGGATCATCGGCGGGAGATGTCCCGCCCTCTCGACCCAGTTACTGACCCCCGGCTTGTTGGGGATCGGCTTCTTCGCCACTAGGCGCCTCCTACGTTATGGATCACAGTATCACTGATCACCCGTCAAGGGATACCTTCTCCTATCGTCGCCGTGGACGACCCACACCTCCCGGAACGTGACGTCGCGCTTCGGAACCCTCGCGTCGGGCTTGTCGTCGTACGCCAGCGTGACGTGCGGGATCCACCGTTCGTGATCCGTAGCGTCCGGCGTTCCGGCCTGCTCGAGCTGCTTGTCCAGCGACCTCTTCGCCGCGTGAGCTCGCTGCCCGGCGTGCACCTTGGCGTACGTGACGAACTCGCCCCGGCTCT